ACAGATAGTCGTCGGTCTGGTTCAGGTTGTCGTTGTTGAGGGTATTGTCGTTGACGCCTGTGAGTATCCCATTGAACTCGGCATTCAAATCAGCTGCCGTCAATGTCTCGTTGGCGTTCCAGGTCTTCGTTCTACTGATATTAGGCATGGCTTAAACCTTAACGTGCTGCGGGAGTCCTACCAATACCGCCGATGGTTTTCATAAATGTACTGGCTCTGGGAGACTGTGCTAAGTCTCCTTCTTCAAACTCAACACCAAGATTGATCTCCAATCGTTCCAATAGTTGGCCTATCGTCAAGTACTCCTTCGCAGCCAATTTCGCCAGTTGCCCACCGGAAGACTCGTTAGCTTTCTGGAAAGCCTGGTGGATGCCTTCTGCAGCAGGTCGCACCTTCTTAACACCCTTCACTCGATCCCAATTACGGGCCATGGTACCACCCAGGTTGTCAGGGTCCAAAACCCGTAGCATGATCTCGTTGACGCCACGGGGACTGAACATCACCGCTGCTGGGATTTTCCAGAGGCTTGCTATGCTGACAGCCCCCATCGGCCAAGCCGCCGCCATTCTCGCCGCCTGTGACAACTCGCTCTTGACCACCAGTCCAGTACCCGCCAGGGGCTTGGAGCCAGCGCCCACAAGAGCTGGGGTCAGGGAGGGGTCACCCCCCTTTCTCTCCAACTCCTCCAGCGCCCTGAAAGGTGTCTCTGGTCCCGATTCCGACAGGGTCCGCATAAGATTCCGCACCAGCGTTGAGGTCTTCAGGTCACGAATCTCGCCGGCACTGGTCAACGCGCCAGGAACGACGCCTAACTCCTGCTCCATGCGGAACAAAGCTGTGGACGCCTCTTCGTATTCGCCCATTGTCTCCAAGTAGCCAGGCACCTCATTCAACTCGTCTGCAAGAATCTTCCGCAGTCGGCCAAGCGCAACTCGCGCCTCGCCACTCACCTCGCTGGTGGTCACAGACAAGGCGTCATCGATACTACGCCGAAAATTCATCAAGTCTTCCATCGTCACAACGTCAGGCGCATTGATCAGACGACCAAAAGCATCCTGCATCAAAGCTCTACCACCACCCTGTGCAGAAATTTTGGTGGTGGTGCCTGGATCATCACCGAAGTCGGGAAATACCAGTCGGCCCTCGCCTGTCGGTACTGCTCTACGGCTAATAGTGGGCTGGCCCGCTTCGATACGACTCAGTTCCTCTACCTCTGTCATGCCTGCCCGAGGCACAATTTCCCGAGTTTCTGCGCCCTTGACCTTGACCTGCATGTCGCGCAGTGCCTGGCCAGCCTTACGCCGCAAGGATAACGGGATATCGATGGGAGCATCGAGAGGCAGTTCGCTCAAGGCTTGCTCAAAAGCAGCATTCATGCCCTCTTTGAATCGGTCTACTGACTCCAGCGCACGGGTGGCGATGATGCGCTCGGCATCACCCTGCTCCATAGTGCGAAACTCACGCTGCACTTCGGGGCCTGTCTGCTTGATGGGCCTACCCCTGGCGAAAGAGGGATCGTCGGTAACTGAGACAGTGCGCTCGATTATATCTTCCGGTGACCCCTTGCGAATCATCTCTCGGATGAACCGGGGACCACGGCCAGTGGTAAATCCCAGCACCGCAGACATGATGTCTGCTCTGACTGATGAGTCGGCCGTACGGATGGATTCGGCAAGGCCCCGTGCAGACTCAAAGGCTTTCTTGCCAATATGGGCCGAGGCCCTGCCGCCTGTCTTCAGCACGCCCCCGGTGACTCTGCCTGTAGCCCGTGCCGCAGTGATGGGCAACTCGGATGGATCAATGAGATTGCGGACCATCTTTAGTTTCTGCAAGAACTGGCCGGTCTTACCGGCCATGGACGCTCCTTTGATGCCGGCACCGCCTGGCACCGGAATAAGAAGGTTTGACGCCGCCAAGGCAGGCCGATGCTGAACACCTTCCGGGCTGACCGAGCGTTTCAACTCTCGCCCAAACTCCCTGGCCCCCTCTCGGGTGTCTTCACTGAGATCAAGCCTGGAAATCAAGCCCAGGAGGGGGTTCTGAGCCACCATCATGGGTGGTAAGCGTTCAGTGATTTCCTGGCCACCAGCAGCAGCCAACTTGCCCATCTCTATGCCAGTATCAATAGGATGCAGGGCGAATTGACCCAAGCCTTCTACAGTCTCTCCTGCTGTCTGGGCAAAGTCGGGAATAGCCTTCCTTGCTGCAGTAGAAATGTCAATCTCAGAGTAGTCCTGTGGAGAGTGGGTGAAGATCTTCGCATACTTCGGATTGCGAAGAGCCTTCTCGCCAATCTCTTCAGGGTCACGCCCTTCAAGGCCAGGAATCTGGTCAATAAGGGACTGCCCTATGGCCTCCACAGTCCTGAATGTACCGCCTTGAACTTTTGCCATTAGTCAAAGTCCTCCGCTGACCCTTCTACACCACCATCCTCCACCGGCACAGCACCTGTCTCTGCATTTACAACAGCCGCCGAGACTACTTCGCCGGGGTTGTTCATGGCCCGTTTGATATAATCTTCCACACTCTCGTCAGCGGCAGGGCCAAAGTTCGTCGTCAACTGGTTGCGGATAGCGTTGACTCGGTGCTGGAAGACTGTCTGCAGGAACTGGAACTTCTTCTCGGCCAAAGCGTCGCTGTCCGACTGCAAGGGTAGCAACCTACGTGCGGCAATAAGATCCTTATCGCTCGGGCGACCACCATTGAGAATACGGGCAATCTTCAGACCGAACCCTACAAGAGCGTCACTGAGGTTGGCCGAATCGTCGAAGACTCTACGCATAAACAGCGATCCGGTGTGTTCATCTGGATCAAACCCGATATTGACAGTTTGGAATAAACCCTGAACGAAGCCACGCATCCCTGCAGCATTCCAGAGGCCCTGTAGATCCTTAAGTTCGCCCTGGAACGATTCCGCAGCGGCAATTTGCATTCGCTCTGAAGCCGAACCCGCCGCCCCCATCCCACGACGCAACGTCAGTAGTGCCTTATCAAGTTCTTGTGCATGTAAACGAGTGCCCTTGGCTAATGCTTGTTCAAATACCAACTTGCCAGTAGGCCCATAACTATTATATCGTTCACGAAGCTCTACATCGCCGTCGAGTACGGTGTTCAGCGACATGCCCTTGCGACCCAACTCTTGCAATCCTGTCTGCAAGGAAGATGTCGGCTCTTCGCCTTCCAGGTCTAAGTCGTCACGCCATTGCTCATACGCAAACTTATCCGCTCTCAAAGTAGAGCCTTCTTCAGCCACTGTCGTTGTGCGGTCACGCATCGCGGCATTTAATTGGGCTATCCGTATCCGCTCCTCTTCCTGCTGACGCTGCAATATCGTATTCATCTCGTCAAAGGGCCGACCAGCACCCTTGATGCGGTTCTCAAAAGCCTGCTGTTCAGCAGCCTGTCGATCAGCCTGAAACTCCAGGCCAGCACCTGCCACCTGACCAGGCACTGCGGCCAGTCGGGTAAGTAGACCTGGACGAGACTCTTCCTGCAGCCCACGCGCCCCTGCACGGCCCTTGGACAAGGCGTTGATCACATTGGCTGTAGCCTGTGAAGCCCGATTGCGCTTCTCGGTACGGGACTGATCCCTCAACCCGAGCAAGCCACTGCCTGCCTTTGACAACGCCTGCAGGATACTCAGCTTGAGATCAGGCGGTTGTACTACAGGAGCTTCTACAGCAGGTCGCTGGCCCACTGCGGAGAGGGCCTGCATGACGGCAGACCTCCCATTGGCACCACCCTGAGACAAGAGGTCCGTCTCTGCAAAGGAATCGTCCTGGCCAATAGTAATATCCAACTCGTCAGTCGGAGGCTGGATGGGCGTATCAAAATCATCCGATACGGTAGGGACATCGGGCAGCATCGAGACGCCAAAATCTTGAGCCGCCTTCGCGTACGCAGCCGCAGGCTCCATGCCACCCGCGATGAGTTCCTCGGCACGGGCAGCGGCCTCTGGATTCAGTTGACGAAGCCTGTTTTGCAGATTGGTCACTTCACCTGGCATTGTTATCCTCGTTATCCGCGGAACAGCAAATCAAGGAGGCCGGCAGGCAATGGTGTTCCCTCTGCTCCCAATGAAGGCTGACGAAGGTTCTGAAGATGATACGGCACAGCCGCTGGCGCTCTCGAAACAGCACTTGGCCTTCGTGCTGCACCCGGAACGCCAGATCCAGCGGCACCGAACCGCCCACCACCTGTCAGCGCCTGGCTGGCATCAGGTAGATTGGTACGTTTTTGTGACGGCATAATTTTACCGATCAGATCCTTCACGAGATTCTGTACCAGAGGATCAGCCATAGTATCTCCAAGTTGCCCCCATCCCTGTCCTTGACGTACGGGCTGCTGACCTGCCGTCTGCGGATTAAGGGCCTGAAGAACGTCCTGAAGACCTGCCCTCTTTTTCTCGATCTTTCCCTGTCTACGGCTTTCAAGCGCACCAGCGCCGGCTTGAACGCCCGAAGTAATTAGCGCCGTTAGTGCTGCTATTCCTAATGGTCCCATAATTATCTCCAGCGATCTCTATTCCTGGTGTTAGGAGTTGCAAAACCAGCCCCCTCAAACATTTCTTCCAATGTTTGACGCATATCTGGAGGAAGCAGAGGCAGTAACGACCGAACCAGGTCAACCTGCTGCTGGTCTGCCGTCGTAAGTGGATTAAACTCGCTCTGCAACATGGTAAAGATAGCGGACAGCAGTGCCGCATCCTGATCCTGACCAGCAAGGGTGCGTTCACCGTCCATCCACCCCAGTTCCCCTGCCCGTGCCAGTTCCCTGCGCTCCAGCAGGCCGGCGATGTCGGTGCCGGCTCCAATGGCTCCGGTGAAGCGAGCTTCGGCCCTCTCGGCGCCCTGTCCCAACGCTGCCAGTACCGCACGGCTCTGGTCGTCGGCTCGTAGATTGGCCAGATCGATAGTCTGACCACCACGCAGGACGCCAAACCTCTGCAGCAGCTCCCGGTCCTCCCGTTCGCGCAGGCGATCTTGCTCTTCCTGATCTGCGAGAATCGAGGCAGTGATCGGATCGGCCCGCAACTCTTCTGCTGTGGTCGGTCGGTCAAAGTCGCCTCGAATGGCATCAAGCAACTCCTCAAATACGCCACCTGCGCCGGAAGGCTGTAGGCCGTCGGCGGTGTCCAGTCGAGCCAGAATGTCGGCCAGCGAGTCCTCAAGGCCGGAGATATCTGTGACTCCACCACCCCTACCCAAACCCTCTGGGCCAAGAAGTTCGATGATCTTGCTTAACTCGCCGGGCATCGTATCTGCCAAACCTTGTACTTGCCCTCCCATGCCCGGCAGGAGGCTAAGAGGGCCTAAGAGAGTTTCGATACGATCCAGACCTGGCAAGTTGATATCGACACCGGCATTTGCCAACAGATCTGGCAATCGACCAAAATCACCAGCCTGAATGCCAGCCAGTAGATCGTTCAGCGGACCCACATACGCAGAGGAATCTTCAAGGCGACCAAGCGGATCAAGACCACCAAGATCCAGGCGATCAAGGAGGGCATTGAGCGGATCAAGGCCCAGGTCGTCTATCGTCAGCGGGGAGGGCCGCATCTCATCCCACCGTTCCGTCAAGTCCCCAGGCAGCAAGTCCCCTGCTGTCAACCTGGTAGGTCTCCGCAGCGCCCACGCTCTATCCAACTCATCCTTCCCCGGCAGCAGGCCCTCCACGCCCAATCCGACGGGCTTACGCTCATCCCACGCTGTAGTCAGTTGGCCCTCGGTCGGCAGCAGGTCGTCCAACGTCAGCGGGACAGGCCGCATCCCCGTCCACGCTGCATCCAGAATCCCCTCATCCGGCAGCAGATCGCCTGTCGTCAATTGCTCCGGCCTCATCGCTGTCCACGCCTCATCCAGAATCCCCTCATCCGGCAGTACCTGAGCTGCCGTCAATCTGGGGGCACGATACGCGAGCTGTTCACGTAGCAGCTCCCGACTCGGTAGCAGATCGTCTATCCCGAGGCCGAGGCCACCCAGTAAGCCTTCAAGGTTTTTGAAGGTGCCTCCTTCTCCCAAGAATGATCCAATCTTTCCTTCTAAGCCTCCAAGCCCCAGTCTTTCCAAGTCGTCACTAAGATCTGTTACGGCCCCACGCCGCAGGGCGCCAACGTCCTCGCCAAGACCTTCAAGTTGACCTTCCCCGAGAGTAAACAGCTCGTTGAGCAGTCGGGCCTGATCTAATGGACCGCCTGTAAGGCTCAGATCAGGCGGTGCAGGCAATCCACCCAGCAGCGTCTCCAGGTCTTCGCCCTGACCGAGCGCCTTTGCCAAGCCAGTCCGTTGTGCCGGGAAGCCATATCCCTCACCGCCAAAGGAGCCGCCGATAATATCATCCAACAAGCCCTGCGACCTCTGCAGGTTCCTGAATAACGCGTTGGGCACAGGAGATGCGCCCAGCACCCCAAGGTCGTCAGTCATACCGCCCAGTTGATCTGCCAAAGTCCCTGCTGTTTCAACAAATCCAGTAGGGAATTTCATCCCTAATCGCAGTTGATTTGCCAACTCATTAAGACGGCCACCCTGTGTACCGATGGCCGCGGCAAGCTCCCCAAGGCCGAGGCCGCGGAGTTTCTCCTCCAAGCCGCCTTCGCCAAAAATGTCCCGCTCGATGACATCAAGGCCAAAGTCAGCGCCGGTCAGAGGATCAATAGCGCCACGAATACCCGTGCCGATGTCACTGGCAAGTTCAGGGATGTCCAGACCCCCGAGAATATCTGCACCCAGACCGCCGAGATTGGCAAGGATGTCCGTACCAATGGTCCCTGGCAACTCGGCAAACATATTGAGCAGCTCAGGAGGCATCCCATAGAGATTGGTCATAAATATGGAGTCTTGGTGGCCGGCTGGGGTGCTGCCGGTAACCGATTGAACAATCTCTGTCTCTATATTCTCAGACTCGCCTCTAATGCGGAGCATTTCCTGCATAAACTTGGTGGTAAGCTCCTGCATCTGTTTAGCGGAAGGACGAGGTACATCCCTATCAGGGTACTTCCACCTTTGAACGAGCATCTGCACTACAGGATCAGTACCCAAGTTTCGGAAGGCTCTGCCAGGCCGGCCCCCATACAGGGCGAAATATTCTCTGCTGCCGAAATGGTGTTCGGTGAAACTTCGCAGATCCAGGTCTGTAAACCAGGGGTTATAGAGATAGTCTACTGGGCTTTGCCACGGCGCCTGATCTTCAAACCAATCCGGGTCCCACTGTGCCCCTATTCCAGTGGTCGGTGTAAAGACGGTACCATCATCAGCGGCAGCAGCATCATCGTCATCAGCAGTGTCCAATTCATAGTCAACAGGCAGGACACCAGCACTTTTTGCTGCCGGCAAAGCGCCTTCGTCATCGGCAACACTCACAACTGTTTCCGGCAAGGCATCCACAGCCTGACCGTTTGCAGCAGTAGACGTGAAGAGAGAGAATCCCTCGCCACCGGGTCCACCAGGTGTCTCAATTACGTTCCTCTCGCTGGTAGAGCCGATCTGGATGCCGTCTTGGAAAATGCCCCGAGTGCCGGGCGCCTGATAGGCAGTACCAGGTTGAGAGGCGCCGGGAATAATGTCGCCAATAGAGATGTTCGGATCGAACCCAAAATCCCCAAACCCACGCAACTGGTTGCCCGTAAGCCTCTGGGTACCAGACCATTGAATGTCAGAAGGATCTTTAAAAAGAAAGAAGGGACTAATAGGTGGGGGCATCTCTAAACTCCTGCCTTAACTCTGCGCTTCTTGCCAATATCTTTGTATACCGGATGCGTACGTCGGATACGAAATAATTCATCAATTGAATTGTTGGTAAACTTCAGGCTGGAGTGAGGATCGTATTCGCTCATGTCCAGATCCTGCGCCAGCATCCGCACCGTACCCAGCTCTTCTTCGTCGGTCTTGCTTGAATTAAGAATGAATCCACCGCCAGCAACATTCAGCGTCCTGGTGGTACCGGATATGCCTGACGATTCCTGGTTGACAGTGATGTTATAATCTCCGGTGGCATCAAAGTAGGTGCGCGAATACAGCCATCTGACCCGCTCGGCCGATCCAGACGGTGCTGGTGCCCCGGTGCGGAAATAGGCCCGAATAGCGGTGCCATTAGAGGTATCGTCATCGTCGTTGTAGGTGTTTGCAGGCGCATGATCTTCCAGTTTGCCGCCGATATCACCTGACGAGTCCAATGTCCCGGCATGAGGCGTCTGATCAATCAACGCCGCACAGTTGCGGTCGAAGTACGCTCCAGATCCGCTGTAAGGACCGAACCAGCAGTCATGGCGATCCGAGTAGATGATGATGTGGTTCATCTCTGTCTGACCGGTGCCATAGGGCACCCAGAACCAGGCTTCCGCTTCGGCTGGATAGTACAGCGAGAAACTCTCCACCAGACGTGAGGCGTTGATATGGGGCCAGTATCCCAGATCGAGCGCGAAGGACTTCTTCTCTACGTCATCCCCGCCATCCCACTCGTAGATGCCGTCCTCGCGGACCATCAACTGGCGATCTCCAGGCAGCACCACCACCGCTCTGCCATGAAGCGCGGCCCGAGAGGTGCGCTGCTGCTGCTGGTAGGGGATCTGTGAGTTGCCCGTGGGCACCATGGTGAAGATGCCGCCACTGGTATGCACCGACAGGGCGTTGCGCGTTGACACCAGGGCCGTAATCGGATGACCGAACTGGTAGAACGAGGTCGCCCCCACCGTATCAATATCGGCAGTATCGCTGAACCACAGCCGGTCATAGTCGGTGCCTGTGCTGCCCCACCAGACCCGGTTGTCCCAGTGCGCCACATGATCCGCTCGGGTGAAGCGCGAGTCTACATCCACCACTGCAGCATTGCTGCTGCCGGTCCACTTGAAGGGAATATCGACGCCGTTGGTGGCAAAGAGGGTACCGCTGCCCTCGTCTGTCGCCCACTCGAAAGTATTATCATCGCCAGCGGTGACAGTGACGCTGCCGGTAATGGCTGACCAGCCAGACGAGTATTTGTAAATGGCCGTGCCAGCAACGATGACCACATACTCGGTTGATGGCGGCACGGTGAACTGGGCGCACATGGTCAGTGTCGGGTCCAGGGAGATGTTGGCCGCCGACTTGTACGAAGCCGTACCGAGGCGCTTCTCTACGGCGCCGGCCGCCTGTATTCGAGTATTCTCCATGGCAGAAATCTCCTCGACTGCCACATCCTCTTCAGGCCGCGAGTACCACACGCCGCCCGTCCATGGACCGTACTGAATATCACCGGCACGTATTGCCATCAGCTTGCTGCCGAAAGACTGCTATCAGCTGGCACGTAATTGAACCCGCCTGAGAGATCTCCTACTTGCGCTCTACGCCAAACCCGATTGCCGTAGATCGTACGGTTGGTTTCCTTGCCGTTATCAATCGCCTCGTTGTACTCAAAGCGATTCTCCCCGGCGGCCTCGGAGTCGCCCTTCTCCTGCAGATACATCTCAGTCGCACCAAAGATCACCGCCGGCTGCAGGATCTCCGGTAACCACCTGTCCAGTTCTGTAGAGTCGTTGCTTGAAGTCCAGTCAACAATGAAGCCACGATAGCGGTAGCGGATAACATCGCCCGGTGTGCTGTGATAGGGCCACAGACGAACCCGGATCTTGCCCGACAGCGCGTCTACCCCATCGGCCGCCCATATCCTCGCATTTGTCTCATTGTTTCTGTCAGGATCTTCTGCGTCGATCATGTCAAGACCGGCACCAGAGATGGTGCGGCTGTTGGTTTCATCGATAAACGAATGCGGCACCAGCACGTCTGCGTCGAGGGCGTAGGTCTGAGTCACGGCGATAGACACCGCCGTTGCTGTGGCAGTACTGCTTCGTCCTGTCATAGCACCAGCTACCCACGTTCCTGTCACAGAAGACAGAAGCAACGCCGTCGGGTAGTTGGTCACGTCATAGTCAGCATCTATCGTCCCAATAATTGTTGTGTCTGCGTCCAGTTCAACAATCTCACCCGCTGTGAATGCAGTGCTGATGCCCGTTACTGTGAGGGTCTTGGTCGTATTGAACGTGGTGGTCTTATGCAGCCACCACCACTTGCCACCAATCTCTCCTGACACCCGCTTCGCTGCCATGTTGAGATACAGCCGAGCCTGATCCTTGTACGTCGTATTGGTGGTCAACAGGCCGACGCGGTTCAGTGTCATGGTAATGGCTTGTGCAAGCGTCATGCTGCCTCAGATCAGATTTGCCCAGGCACCGTTCTCATAGCCCTGGAACTTGTTGTCTGTCTCGTTGTACACCACCATGCCGTTGACTGCCGTGAGCGCATTGCGCTCGGTGGTGGTCAGCGACGTACACTGCAGGAACCCTGTGGGTGAGTCTACCTTCAGTGAATTGCATTCGACATGACCGAAAACGCCCAGTTCACCAAAGGACACAGCCTGGTTCTGTTGCCCTGCAACAACAGGGTCAGACTGGCTCTGCCGTTTGCGAGGCTCAGTCAGGCGAGGCTCACGGAGCTGGGTCATTCAACGGCCAGGTCAGCCAGAGCCTCTGGATCGAGAGTCATGTTCGGTGCCTCCGGTGTTGACACCGGATCAACGCCGGTTTGCATCTGATCCACGTCACGGCCCGTGAGAGTCGTCATGGCACCAGTAGCATTCTGATTAATGAGCCAGCGTTCAGAGACTGCCGCCTTGGCCGCTTCATAGCCAAGCGCCATTGCCATAGCTTCTGACGGTTCTGGCGTCCAGCCTTCAGGGTGCAGGGCCTCACCGACGGTGAAGGCAATGCGCTTGGCGTCAGCGTTGTTCTGCGGGGTGCTTTTACGCGTGATCGTGCCCGAGGCGCCCAGCGCCTGGCGCAGTTGTGTCTTCACATGATCAGGAGCATCCTTCAGCACAGCAACCAACGCGTCAAGATCCAACTTCTGCTCTGCTGCCATTTCAGTTCTCCTCGTATCGTATTCTCTTGATGATAGAGAGACGCTCTTTTCCGACGCCCTGCGCCACGGATCACTCTTGGGCGGCGTGACCGAGCCGCCAGGGTACTCGATCTCGCTGGTGGCCGATACGTTCTTGGTCTTGCAGCCCGAGGAACCCTTTTTGCCCTACCCTGAGTCACTCTTCTTCTATGTGGCATTTCAGTTCTCCCTGTGTCGTTTCGATTTTAACAAGAGAAGGAGGATACCCGAAGGCACCTCCTTCTCTTGATTCGGACTGGTTACGGCACCAAGCCCTGCAGGACGACGCCTACATGACCATTGTCATCCGATGCATATACAGTGTAACCCACCAAAGGCTCAGTTTCAGCATCCTTTAACTGAACATGGCCAATATCAGTGTCGGACAGCGTCGTGTTTACTCCAACAGCAAGGGCGCCATCAGATGAAATCAAGGCGATTCCAGCAGTCTGAAACCATCCATAGTAATTGGCGGTAAATGCAATAGGAGAAACACCAGAAATGACATAATCTACCGTTGCATCCGATGCACCGCCAAGAGCGCCTCGCAGGTACAGCTCAATATCCACCTTGCCGCTGGTCGTAGCCCCTGTTGCACTATTGCTCTTGATGCGATACTGGATTCCTTCACCAATACCGTCACCGCCGTCATTAGCAATCTGCAAAAGTGCGCCGGCATACTGGTTCGCAGTCTTACCTGAAAGAGTAATCTGGAGCTTTGAGGAACCCGCAGAAGGCGAGTAATCGCCAGAAGCAGCGATTACAAGATTATCGTTTTCAATCAAAGAAGTGGCCGATATGTCCTGTGAAACCAATTCTGCGGCATTGATGGCAGCAGCCGTATATCCATAACGGAATACGCGACCATCTGCAAAGTCCAGTCTCTCACCAATAGCAAACTTGGCAGTCGAGGACTCTGCATAAATACCCTGGCCAGCCTTGCTGCCAATTCCATCAGGTGATGAAGTTGTGATTCAAATAACTCATCATACATCCTTTCCCCTATGGGCAGGGTAAGAACCCCCATTGGCTTGGGGGCAAGGGTTTATGCCAGGTCGTACAAGAGACCCTGACGACGACGATTGTTGGTGACCAACTGGCCACCAAATACCACGAACGCAGCACGGGCAAGCTGATTGCTCGGACGCTGGAACGGGGTCTTCGAGAAGTTGCGGCCAGCCTGCACCTTCAACTTCAGATACTTGGTGTTGAGGAAATACATACTGTCAGTGACACAATCCCGATCAGCAATCAGCGGTGCGCCACGGAACGTGACATCGCCAGTGACACCAAGATCTGCCTTCCCCGCGCCAGTAAAGCGGGTATGGCCTGTGCCTTCAAACACGGCCTCGTAGTTCCCGTAATGGGTATGCGAAGCAATGAGAAGGGTGGGTTTGTCATTACCCTCAGAAACCGCATTCCACATCTGGCCCATGGCCAGAATGCCGGTGTACTGATCACCGATCTTGGTCAGGAAATTGGTATACGTGGCCAGCATTTCACCCGTACCAGCAGTGAAATCGCCGCGCTTGTTGTCCCACCACGTATTGGCGGTCTGCGAAATGCCACCCAGCGTTGTGCCGGACGACTCTGCACAAATGTCCTGCAGGCCAATCATCGACTTACCGGACTGGGCGCTATGGATCGAAGCATTAATCGTATCAAACGACTTGGTCATGGCCTGCTTGGCCTTGGCCGTAATCAGTTTGACCGATCCAGACTTACGGGACTCGTCGTCTTCAGTGTCAGAAATAACCACTGGGACGGCGTTGTAGCGGAACTGATAGAACGCGGCTGTGATGCCGTCGTTCGCGTTGGTGGACAATACGTCGTAACCGTCGAACCACTCGGACGATCCAAGACCGTACATCAGATCTTCCTGGATCTCCTTGCCACCGGTTTCAACTTCCATGACACCCGAACGCTTGAGACGATCTGTCGTCGGATAGCTGTCGGAGATATTATCCGTCAGCCGCTTCCGATGCGACCGCATCGTCAATGTCCAAGCCGCGTCCCAGGTTTCACTGGTGGTTGCAGCAGCCATGATTGGAACCCCTGTCTATGGGAGCAATCGCTCCCTTTGTTGGCGTTGTAGAGCTACGCCTTCAAACCCAGTGCTGCCAGCTTTGAGGCAAGCTCTGTTTCGGATAAAGCACCCGAGCCATTATCAGCAGCAACAGAGGGAGTAGACGAGGCATTACCAGCCGCGTTGCGCCGGACTTTCCTCTGGCCAGCCTGTAATTGTGCAGACTTCTGGCCAGAAATACCGGTGAGCAACTCGTACGCTTCAGCGGGCGTGTAGTTCTTTCTCGTCGCCGGATTCGGCACAGCGGTCAGGGCGTTTACCTGCGCCTGATACTGGTCGATATTCGGGTATTGCCGACGAGCGTCCTGGGCAGCGGTGTTCTGTGCCTGCGTGGACTGCTGGACAATATGCACAGCGAGCTGGCGAACCGCGTTCGTCAACTGCTCTACCTGTTGTCCCTGCGTTTCCACTCTCTGACCCACGTCGGTCTTGACAACCTCGCGCATGATATCGAGGGCGCCTTGCTCGTCGGGGCCGAGTCGGGCACGAACTGCTGCGAAAGGATCTTCCTCCGGAGAGGCAGCATCCACACGCGCACTCAGATTGTTCTGCTGGTTCTGCAACGTCGCCAACTGCAGGCGTTGCTGCAGAGTCTCGTTCTGCCGTCGCTGAGTGGCCACTTCCTGGCTCTTCTGGGTATAGGAACCCTTCAGTTGCCGGGCCATTGGCCTTAATGCTTCGGGAATAGACTCCAGGTCAGCATCGATGTCGATGCTTGCTGGTCGGTCTGGTGCGCCCGCTGTGGTCGCTCTCCTTGCAGAAGTAGAATCCGATGAAACAGAGCCTTCAATGGTCGGTGCTTCGCTCGGGGACTCAAGGTCGGCCCCCAGATCGATCACTTCACTGTCGGCTGTTTCTTCGGTCGTTCCACTATCTTCAGAAGAGTCCATTTGGACGGCTTCAGTCATCTTATTCTGTCCTTATTCGCCGTGCGGGTCACTGACCCAGCTTGGCAATGTGGAGGAAGGTCCGGGATCAGATTTCTGATAGCACCTGGAACCGCCCGTAGGATCAGACGATTCCTGCACATCCAGTTCCCTCATCAGGCGCTGCTTGTGGCCGTAATTCTCGACCACAACGCCCAGCCCCGGCTCGAACTTCCCATACATGGACGAATGCGTCATATGGATGAAGTTCTGTTTGGGGTGGGCAAACACCCTGTTGGCCTCGCTGCCGCACTCAACGCACGGACGGCAAGGCGTAACCTCACTCCTTAATGAAAAGTAAACATCAACTTCTACGAAACCGCAAGTAGAACATTCGTAGTCCTCCATTCGAGGCATGTCAGATGCCCTTCGTTATGCGGGACAAGAGCCGCAGGCTCACGTCCTTCTGATGGTCACATCGATAGTCCCTGTCAACCATCACCTTGTATCCCGCCTCGGCAACGCGCTCACAGAAGTGGAAGTCTTCTCCCTTGCCGTCACCCATCTCAAATCGAGGCTCTTGAATCGCCTCGACCAGCTCTCTTTGCAGCACCATACAGCCACAGCCCACAGCATCGACGTTGAACAGGCGCTCTTTGGGCCAGCGTCGCTGGGGGATCGGCGCGTAGCTGTTGTCTGGCGTTCTGAACCAGGTGTCCCACACCAGTCCCTCCATCGTCAGATGCTGGTAGATGCCGTTGAGACAGGGAAATTCGTCGGCATGCTCCAGCAAATTCAGGTTCTTCGGCGGTACCGTATCCGCATCGACCATCCACAGGTGGGTACAGTCGCTGTGCAGAAATTGTTGGCATATCTGGTTCCTGTTCTCGACCACGCCCCAGCAGGAGCAGTGGATGTCAATGTCTGCATCAGGCATTTCTCTGGCAAACCACACCAGCCAGCGCGTCAACTCCCTGTCAATACCGTCGGCGGTGGGGATTCGCAGAAATACCTTCAAATCTCTCTCATTCAGTTCTGATTCCTGTCAACCACAGCACCGGGCTGTGAGATTCTCTGGGCGTTCGAGCGTACGGCCGAGTTGATCGAGCCGACGGTCTGTTGCACCTGGCTCAACGGAGAACCGGTGCCCCTGCTATCGCCACCGATACCCTCGATCTTGCCAGTGGGCTGGGGCTGACCGCCACCCCCTCCGGCCTGGGCCTGGAAGGCTTCCTGATGCTCCTGCATATGCTGCTGTATGGTTTGCATGATCTGCTGGGCCAGCATCTGGTTGGCCTGGGCCAACTGCTGGAACTTCGGATCTTCCGGCAGTTTCTTATGCACCTCGGCGTGGGTCGTATGCTGCTCACCCGGATGCACCCTCACCTGCTGGCCGCTCATCAGCAGCAGATTCTCATACTGAGCAGCCCGCTGGGCGTCGATTCGAGCCGCGTCCCCGATGAACTTCTCCATATTAGGCACCCGGAAGCTCTGCAGCACATGGCGCAGCACTTCGTTCCGGGGCACCTGCGGGAACTGCATCAGCCAGGTTGCCAGCGCGAGGGCATCTTCCTTCTCGATTTCCTCAAACATCGGCTTCATCGACGCCGCCTCGACCTCGACGGTAAAGCGAGCCGCCATCATATCACCCCGCACCGCCTCGAATACCGGGTCGTTCTCTGACTCGGCAACATTGACCAGGAAGGCTTTCGGCTCATAGCGCACGTCGCTGATGATCCTGGCGTAATTGTAGGCCAGCTCCTTGTACACCTGGGCCACCTTGCCCTGCATCCAGTCGCGGTTCAACTGGCCGAACGAGGCTTCCAGTGCCGCCTGCGTGGCGGTTCGTCGAGGACCGCCACCAGAGGTCAGCGACGAGACATTGAGGATCTGCTCCTGGTAGTTGCGGTAGTCCGACTCCAGGCCCAGTTGATCGGCCGGGGGCGTGGCCTGCGTCATCTCCGAGAAGGAGTTGTGTACGTCGTCCACCCAGATGATTTTGCCGTCCTGGGCCTTGTCGATATCGTCACCGATATCCGGATTGTTGGCCTGCTCTCCCTTGCGGCCCAGGATCGTACGCGAGTTGCGCTTGACGCCGTCGGCGCGGCGAGTCAGCGACTCGACAATGCCGGCCTGGGTGTCCTCGGCGTAAGCCATGACCGGCAGGCCGTAGAACTCTTCCGGGGTATTGTCGTAGGTCAGGGAGGTATAGGGCGTTCCGTTCATCACCAGAAAGCCCCCTCTGGGGGTGAAGTCGTCGGTGGCGACCATCTCGCCGGTAAGCGGGTCCGGCGCCATGCGGGTTTCCCCGGCGAGGAACGGGTGATCGATCTCCAGCACCGGCTTCTTAACGCCCTGCGCGAAGATGTACTGTTTTTTGTGGATGCGGTCATGCACCTCGCGCAGCAGCACGTACTCTCCGAGAATGCGTGACTCTTCCATGGCCTTGCGTTCAGCGTCTTCGCCCTCCTGATCCGACTCCCAGTCTCCGAGCATGAGGTCTTCCCGGTCGTCGGAGGTCAGGGGCTTGATATCGCCCTTGTGCTGCAGGCGGTCGTCGGCTTTTACGAACTCCATCGGCACCAGCATTTTCTCATAACAGTAGCGTTGGTGACCGAACACATGGTTGGGCGTGACGATATCGCCAAAGAAGTTGAACGGGGACACGCGCAGGGTGGCGACCATGCCGTTCTGCAACGTATCGTTGGCCACATACGGCGGCATCAGATCTTCATCGCCGCGAGGGTTGACCACGGTCTTGAGGATGCCACGGTAGGCGAACAGGGCATCGAACACCATCTGCTGCACATGCGCCTTGGCGTCGGACAACTCCAGCGCGTTGTTGATGGTGCGCTGCATGATTTCCGCTTGAAAAGCCTTCTGCGGGGCTGATACACGGAAGAAGATGCGCGGGTTCTGGAAGACGATGGAGGCGATGATCTGTCGGGCCAGCGGATAGAACTGCGAGATCTTGCGGATCTTGCTGGAATCGAGCGACACCACGTCGTCAAAGTCGAGCCGGTACTGTCGATGCAGCCGGCGCCAGCGACGGTGATGCTCCTCCATGAACTTTTCCGTATTGATAAACGTGTTTTGCCAGAAATCTATTTTTTCTTGGATCATGCTATGCGCCTTTGCTTGGCGACCGGCAGCTGGTCGAGGACGTTGCTGCCAAAGAACGGGTTGGCATTCTGACTGGGCATGGCGCGGGATGGCTGATACAGGTGCATCACCGCGTAACGCAACTCGTCGGCGGCGTGGTCTTCGGTGTGGGTGTCGAGGTCTTCGGGGTTGCTCTTGGAGCGGGGCAGTGAGGGTATCGTGCGGCAGAGGTTATCGTTCCAGCCATCGAAGCAATGCAGCTTGCGCTGGGCCAGCATGTCGTTGATGACCCGCCAGCCGGTGACGCGGTCGTTGTTGGCCTTGGTCAGGGAAAGGCCCTGCTGCAGAAACACATCGGCCGGCGACTGGTTGACTACTTCCGACAATCTCCGCTTGACCCACATGGAGGGATCGGCAAAGATCTGCTGGGGTCGGCGGCCGTTGGTATGCGGGTTGGCCGCGATCATCCGATCAATCTCATAGGCATGTGTAGAGGCGGTGGCGCCGGCCTGGTAGTATTCGCAGAGCCGGTAGACATGGCTGTCGTAATCGATGGTGTAAAGACCAAATGACGTGGGCGAAGATTCGCCATAGTCCAGGCCCCCGAACAGGGGCCAATGCTCTGGAATTTCAAATGAGGGGATGACACAGTGTCTGGAATTCCAGTTGGTGAAATAGGCTCCGAGGGAGACAGACCAGTCACCTTCCAGCCAGGCCCGTACCAACTCGGGATCGCCAACGGACTGCAGTCGCTTGATATAGAGCGGGTCCGCATCGAGCAGGATCTTGTTGTCGGTGACAAGCGACTTGATCCACATGCGGGGAATGGCCGACTTGTCGTCCTGGATGATCGTTTCCGGAGCGCCGGCATCGATGAAGTATTCCTTGACCGCCTGATGGCCGACACCGCCGGGGTTGCCGGTGGCACGGACCCGCAGGTTGTCGATCTTGGCCGTCGAGCGCAGGCAGGCTTTGAGTTTGTTGTAGCCCCCGAGGTTAGGCCAGTTGCACAACTCATCGAAGGCGATGTAGGTGTACTGATGCCCCATGTAGTTGTCGGCATCGGCCTCGCTCTCCAGGTGACGCAGTCGGAGGGTGACGGTGCCGGTGGCACCGCGCCATACCGATCCGTACTTCTGTACATCCGAGGCGAAATCTCCCATGAGAAAGGAGGTTTTGCCGCCGCCCCGAGCGCCGCCAAAGAAAAGTTCCGGCACGAACGAGGCGCGGATGGCCTTTTCCTGCGGTCCCGGCTGTGGCTGCCAGGGAGTCGGGACAACTGCCTCTTCCAGTTCAACTGTTGACAATCGCCACCAGGCAGTCCTCGATGATCTTGTTCTCTCCTGCCTTGAGCCAGATAATCACTTCCCCGTCAGATCCCACCGAAGGCGTTGCTGCACCGAGGGTATCAAGCGCCTTCTGGGCCAGTTCCTTCTTGGAGGGCTTTGGCGGTTCTGGCGGTACGGGTGCCGTCGCTGCCAACACCGTTTTGGCCGGTACGGCCTCCTTTTTCGGGACTTTCTTGGTTGCTTTCTTGACTTTAGCCAATCGGAACCTCTTTTCGGGTCAGATCCATGGCTTCGTCTTCCTGGACTGAGCGCATGGCGTTTATCAGTCGCTGCCGTTCCTTTTCCGCAGCCTCGTCGTCCTTCTGCTCCCAGGATTTGGCCTTTTCGACTCGTTCCTGGAATCCGTTGGGCAGAACGGGCCGGCCGAACTGGTCAATTGTCCACAGAGGGATGCCATCTTCCGTTTCCTGCGTGGACGGCCCCATTTTCCGCATATTGAGAGTCTCAATGCGGGGGATTTCGGGTTCTGCCGAGAGAATCGGTTCGATCTCGACCTTGGGCGCTTCCCCGACGGCCTTGTACATCTCCGTATTCTGGGTGATCCACTCTTCGTAGGACGAAGCGCGGGGCGGGAGGTTGACACCGACGGCACCGGAGATATGATGCTCGATGACCTGCTTGTCATCGCCCACTTCCTGACGTATGGCCATCAGCACTTTCAACTTCATGGCCTTGTCGCGTTCCTGCAGATCTTCATAGATGGCTTGCAGAGCTTTGACCCGTTCTTTGCGGTCGGCCAGGGGGACATCATCGAAGTTCGCTCTGTATAATCGTACCTGACGATCAAACTCCGAGCGGAAGTAGTCCAGTTTGCGCCAGCGGCTGACGGTGACCGGCTGGCAGCCAACGAGCTGGGCAATCTTTTTGGTCATATCCGTCTTGGCATGACGATCCAGCACCAGGTAATGAATGGCCTTCATCTGCTGGTCGGTGCATCTGGATCTGGGAGCTTGTCGAGGCATCTTAACAGAGTTTCAATCTCTGGTGTTAATTATCTGGGTATACCATGTAAACTTAGGTGATCCTCTTTGGGACGCAGGTCTTCACATAAGTACTACGCGGCTAAGCCATTCAGTCGTGTACCAATACCCAAAGTCGCCATTAGGGTATTTAGTAGTGCCCCAGTTTTGACCCCTCTCTATAGCACCCATCTCTTCCCAAACTCTCCAAGCCGCTTGCTGATCAAGTTCTGTTTCGTGGGGTCTCTGAGAGGGTCTCCGAGGGGAGCCAGAGGGGCCGCTCCAGTAAGCATCTGGCCCAGTCACTGGTCGAGACTGAAGTGGTGGAGCTGCCTCTCCTTCATCAACTATACGATTGAAATCTTCTCTCATTTGCTGCGCGTCAATGCGCCGTTGCTCGGCCAAGCGAAGCCCTCGAATCCACTCCCTTCCTTCCTTCCAATACGTATTGCCGGGAACAGCAAATCTCTCTGGATCGTCTTCACGTTGGAACACTGGACTCTTGTCCAGGCCAGCCGACCCCTTTGCTGCTGGCTGCGGCGCCACCTCTTCACCCGATAAATCAGCTTCCAGATCCTGGCCCAACTCCACCTCGTCCACTGGCCCCGCTACGGCCTTTTGCCTTGGTCCGTCAACATTTGCCGCCATCCAGGCGCGGGCTTCCACCAGTAATTCCGGTGGAAGCTGGGAGATCTGAGCTTCCGTCAGGACTGGACCCTCACCAACCTTCATCGCATGGTAGGCGTCTACCAGCGGCAGTCCCCCTACCAGTTCAGTACCATCCGGAGCAATCACCGGGGGCTGTTCGGTGCCTACCAGATCAACTTCCAGATCCTGACCCAACTCGATCTCTTCAACGGGGGAAACAACCGGTTCTTCGAGAGGTGGTTCTTCCTCAAGATCCTGGCCCAACTCAATTTCACCTTCTTGAGGAATGTGCCATCCGCTCTCACGGAAAAAGTCTTCAAACGATCCAGAAAGTGACCCCCTACCCCTCGGCGTTGTCCTGAGAAAATCAAAAAGCCTCTCCATTCCCGCATGATATCCGGGGTCACCCGGTTTGAACGGATATGGCTCGAAAGGATCAAGATCTTTATACCCGTGTAAATCCAGGAACTCCTGAAGTTCCTGCCATTCCTGCTCCGCTGCCTCCCCCGGCATCGTCTCCATCGTTCCTCTGGGCAACTCAGGAAGTTCCCCGACTGGCAGTTCTGCTCCGGGATGCAGTTCTGCCCAGTCTCTTCCGGACATATCTTGACCCGGCTCTGCCCCTTCTTCTGTTGTGTACCGCCTCAAGCGTCCTGTATCATCAAGCGCGTAATAAAACCCCCTTGGCTGTTGCCCCAACTGTTCCCCAAGATCATCCCTCATTCCCCGCTCAAATTCCTCCTCGGGCGCATAAGGTCCAACCATAGTGTTCCATATTGATGGAGTCGTCTTATCCATCCCCTCCGCCCACTCGCCATGTCCATACGCCAACTCCCCCGATGCCCATCGAGCAGGAAGCCCGGCAAGCCACTCGTCATAATCGGGATCGCCGGGTTGGGGATCGTCAAACTGGTTAGGCTGAATAGGGAACTCGTCTTCTTCACGATCATCATACTCATATTGAATTAGCTCGTCCTCCCCCCACGGATAGCCGACAAAGCCCGGCTCACCTCTTTTAGGGCCAGTATATTCCATTGGCGGTGGAGGGTTCTCAACTGTAAATCTATTAGCGTCCCCAACTGGCATTTCTCCCTCAAGATCCTGACCCAACTCCGGACCAGGATCAATCCCCACTGGCAAGGGATCGGGTTCAGGGAAGGGAGGGGGTTCAGGATCTATTGCCGGTTCAAGCGCGAGGTCCAGGCCCATCGTGGCCTCGCGTTCGGCCTTGGATATAGACTTGTTGACTGAACCCAGATTATTTCCCATCCCATCCCGATAGACCCAGGAACCACCATTGTCAAGACGGTCTACGGTGCCAGCGCGAACGCCATCTTCCCAGCCGTATATATCGTCCGGGCCGGTATAACTCCCCGACGCACCCGAGGTACCCTCTCTCTCGGTAAGTCCCGAATCAGCTGGAAAAGCCCCAGCGGTGTTTGCACCGATAGCGGCAAGGGAGAAATCTGGCGCCGTGACTGCCGTCGAGGGCGCGGCAGTTGACCCGGTCATGGACTGAACAACGCGATTGGACATCTCCGGATCTTGACCGACGCGACCGAGATTGAACATGGTGCCGGAAGCCTGGGAAGCAGGCATCATGTTCTGATCCCAGGTGCCGCTGGTATCCCATGTGCCTTCCGACAATTTCTGCCGGATGGTCTGCCGCTGCTTACCTGTCAGATGGCCATATTTACGCCAGCCGCCGGTATCAAACGCATGAACGTCTTCAGTTGGATTACGGGCCATTATGGAATACCCCTCATAATGAATTCAGTCATTCAATCTGAACCTACGCCTGGAAAACGTTTGCTGCCCTTCATAATAGACTTTCGGGTCTTGAACTCACGCGCCAGGATTTCCGGGTTTTCCCTTAAGACCATCTCGCGCCATTTCTTTAACTGTGGAACGAATTTGGAGGGTATTTCCCATCTATGGGCGAAATCAAAGTGTTGGAGGATAGATTGAGCCACCTCACCAACAGTGTCGAAGCCTAAATAGCCTTCCTCCTTAACGAGATTTTTGACTTCTGGCGGTATCTTGAAGGTTGTCCCACCCCCAAGAAGTCTATCGCGCATACCCTCAAACTGCTCTCTCACCGCTTCCTTTGGGGTAGTAGCGAGCCTGGATTCGTTCTTCAAGGCGTTTTCTACAAACAATCTTGCGTCAGGAAGGTTTGGAACTCTACCACCTGATAAGCCAGCCCGATTTAGGCCCCGAATAGGAATGCCGCCAGGACCAGCAACCATCTCAGCGCGTACGGCGTCTTCCCCCGCTCCAAAAAAAGCATCCCTTGTTAGTCCAGCCCGATCCACATCAGGTAGACCGAGGGGGGACATCAGTTGAGGTTGGCGTTGATAGCCGGCAGGAGGAAACGAGTCCATGCGGTCAGCAGGCAGGCTTTGGCCCATAGCAGATGCAATCAGTCGTAAAAGTTGCGGATCAATGCTGGGCGTAGGCGCAGCACCGCCACTGGTAGACTCAATCAAAGCCTGGACAATCCGATTGGCCATCTGTGGATCTTGGCCGATACGGCCAAGACTTTGCAAGGTACCTGCCAAATTCCATTCCCCTTATAAAAAAGAGAGAACTACCGGCTTGCTCCCCACAAGTGACCGGCAATCCCCTCTATACCAAACGAAAGATCAGACAATCGGCCGCTCTCCCCAGAACGGTTTTCCACCGAAGTATAACCCTTCGCTGTGAACAATAGTCACCCCATTCTATATAGGCAACCCCTTTTCCTCCAACGCCTTGACCCGAGACGACAATGAAGGCCGGTCAAGACTTTCCTCCATCAACCGACAAATCCAGGCTGATAGAGATATACCGTCCGTCTTGGCCTGCTCCGTAGCCACCTGCTTCAACTCCAGATCACACAAGATATGAATCTGTTCAGCCATCCTCGACCTCCCAAACAGAAACATACTCCATCCGACGCAGCACCTTGCATAACCTTCTGATCTGATAAGACACCAGTTGCCCGTAAAGCCATTGCCGGTAGCAACCGTCCCAGAAAGAATCTTCACGCTCCCTCGAAGCTCCCATACAAGTTTCCCCTATTCCATATAATATATAGACCCCCTACCCCATTCTACACAATCCTCTACAGAATAGCAACCGTTCCCCCAAGATCCAGCCCTTCCTTTCCCAAACCCAATTGCATACCTTGCCGAATACAACCAACCCCCCATACCCCGATTGGAGAACACCATGCCCAAAGTCGGCAGCAGACACTATGCCTATACCAAAAAAGGCCAGGCCCAAGCCAAATCCGCAGCCAAGAAGTCCGGTAAGAAAGTCAGCTATAAGAAACCCAAGAAGAAGTAACCC